CATTTTGCGCCGTACCTTATGGTTATAAGCGTTGCTAAAAGGCCGGCGGCTTCGGTTAGGTCGTCGCGTTCTACCGCCTCTATGAGGTCAAGTTTTGTTTTTAGGTATGACGTTAATAGGGCTTCGGCTAATAGTTCATTAGCGAGGTTTTCGGCGTCCACGGTTAAACCCCCTCAACTCTTAAAGCGTTAGGGGTCGTTAAATTACCTTTATTTTTATTGGTTTTTTTATCACTCATCATTGCCCCCTCCTAAAGGGCTACCCATACGGTAGCCCTCTCGTCTAGGCGGGGTCAATCATTAGCCGGGAAACCTTGCGCGACGCTGCGCGATGGCATGAGGGCGCCTCCGATGGCACCGGCGGCGGTGCCGGCAATGGCCCATAACGCGGAAGCGTCGGTACCGGTCGAGGAGACGACGGCGCCGGCGATGACGGCGGCGAGGGCGATGACGGCTAGAGCGATGGTTTGGAGTTGGTTATTCATAGCGTCCGCTTTCATGGTCGGATAGGTGCCGGTCGAGTTTTTGGCCGATTTTTTTTAGTTGTTTCGTTTGCCGGTCGAGTTTTTTAGAGTTCTCGAGGTGTTCGGAGGTGTTGAGGTGGCGGGTTTTGCGGGATTGCCAAACTACGCCCGCGAGGGCGAGAACGCCGGAGACGGCAGCGGCTAACACCGGTTCCCAAGCCATCGCTCAGATTTTGCCCTCATTGCGGGGCAGTACCGCTAACGCGTCGAGCCATGTTGCCGGGGCGGGGTCAATAACGGCGACGCCGAGGAACTTAAGCGCCTCGACTTGCGCCCAATCGGTGAGGGCTACTTTTGAGTTCCCGAAAGCGTGGTAGCCGCGTGGCGGGCTGTAGCGGTGGTCAATTAGTACGAGCGATTTCATTTCGTCCTCCGGTGGGGTAGGGGTTGGGGTGGTGTAGGCGGGGCGTCCGAGGCTTACTGCTTCGGGGTAGTAGCGTCGGAAAATACCTACGCGGTCGTTTATGTTGCCCTCAATGGTGGTAAGGCTGTCGCCGTTGTTTTGTAAGACAATGCCTACATGGTCGAGGGCGCCGACGTTATCCCACTCGAAAAAAACGACGTCGCCCGGTAGGGCTTCTCTCGAGTTGCCGACGAGGCGTCCGGCTTCGGCGAACCAGTTAGCGCCGGCGGTACACCACGCGAAACCTTTAGCGGTCTGCGCCGGTAATGGTAGGCCGGCATCGTAGAAAACGCGGCTAACCCACATAGCACACCACGGGCCGCGCATACCGTACCAGTCGGTAATACCGGGTACGTTATTTGAGCCGGGCGGTTGCTCGCTTACTTTGGACCACGCGGCGGCAGAAGCGAAAACGTCACTCGGGGAGGTCATAGGAGGCCCGGGTATAGGTCGAGTATGCGGCGAGGATTTCGGGTATCTCGTCGGCCTCGTAATCGAATGGCGCTTCAATTGGGATTAGGCCGGCGGCGTCCGGGTCAGGTAGTACGTCGGGTTCGTTCATGATGCCGGCGGGGTTGTGACGTTCGGGCCGATGTCTGTGACGGTAAAGTAAGTCGGCGCAAAGCCGGTCGGGTTCCATGTATGCGTGCCACCGTTCGCGGTGCTAATTACGAAGCCTACGTTGGCCGTTTTGGTGCTGCCGGCAACGTGGACGTGAGTAAGGCTCGCTACGTTTTCACGGTTGGCGCCCGGTACGGTAGCGGTAAGGGCGGCGGTGGTGGTCCCATCGAAAGTGCTACTGAAGTTGACGCCGCAAGCGTCAACGCTGTTTCTGAATTGACCGGTCATCGTAATCATATAGCGGCGGTCTTTAACGATATTGACTGACCATGTTTGGGTAAAATTACCAGTCTGCTGCGTCGCGTAGGTTTGATAAAGGACATTTCCCCACGGTTCGGACCACGGTTTACGCCAACCGGTCGTAGCGCCGTAGTACACCTCGTACGAGCCGGTATCGAGCAAGTATGAGGCGGTACCGACTACGGGCGAAACGATAGCGGCGGTACGGGCGGCGGCGTTCGCGAATTGCGGTACCGTGTTGTCCCTTACGAAACTATTCATATTTGCGGCGGTAACCTCCTCAAGAGGTGACCACGTTTTATAACCACCCATAAGAGGGCCTCCTATGCTTTTAAGACGTTCGCGTAATCGAGGTAGCCGAGAGTGCCACCGTTTAACTTTAGTAGGTTTGCTGCGTAGTTTAGCGGGTGAGCGGCGCACGTTATGAACACTTGCCACCGGTCGCTATTGGCGTCGTAGTTGTGAGTAACGCCTACGGCTAAGGCTTCGGCGTTTAAGCCCTCTACGTCGTCGAGGTTAATAACTTTGCCTAAACCGTCCTCGAGTAACGCCGGCCATAACGCCTCGGCGGCTTCGTCGCTTGCTTGGGGGTCTATTACGACGTTTAGCGGTACCCTGTTAGGAATGGATTTATAAAACGCTAGGGCAAGGTTGGCCCATGCCGTTAGGTCGGCGCCGTTTTGTAACGTGGTCTGATAATTCCAAGAGGTTAAGCCGTAAAGGTTTATAGAGGCCGCATCGTTTACTCGGGCGCTAATAAGCGTATTCGTGGAGGTAGCGGTGATGTCGTTTCGTACTCGGTCGTACATGATGCCCGGTAGAGTCGCATCGGATAACGCGTCGCATAATTCTTGAGGAATTGTGAACCATAAGGCCCGGAGGTCCTCATACCACGCCGTCCCGTAGGTGAGGGTGCCGTCGGGTTTTAGGTTCAATAGGCCCCAATCACTCGCCACCGTTTTACCGATGGCCGCTAAAGCGTTGTCGGTGCCGAGGTTTTGGAACATGGGCGAGCCGTCGCCCGGTAAAGAGCGGACGAGCGGGGTAGCGTAACCGGCGTAAAAAAGTAGGTCGCTTATTCGAGCGGTTGCTACTTGACCTCCCGGCAACGCTAAACCGGTGGGCAACGTAGCCCGGGCTAGTTTTGTTAAAAGGTCGGTAGCGTTAAACGTCGCTATATCATCGTTCCACTCGAGGGACCATACGAAACCGGAATATTGGGTATACCGGACGCCGGCCCACTCTGCCGATATCCGTACCGGGGTACCTACCCGGAGGCGGCTAATCTTTGGGCTAGCACTATTTGAGGGGTCGTAAATACGGTCGGGGTCGTAAAGTTTAATAGTGGCGTAACCCGGGTTAGGTTCTAAAAAGTCGGTAGAACTTGTCGAGCCTCGACGCCATGAGCAAGACGTGACTTTACATACGACGTCCTCAAATTGAGTATCCGTACCGTCTAAAAAGTTGCCGGCGTTTAGACGCGAAAGCGTCGGGTCGTTAAGGGTCCACGCGTCATTGTCCGCTAGCCATAACTCGACTATAAGGGTAGGTAGTTTGTCGTTTGGGGTTCGCGCTATGTAGCCCACGGGAAACGCCCGTTTCTTTGGTAGTAGTCGTCGAGTTGGGAAACGATAGCGGCGCCTACGTCTTGACCGTTTACGCCGGGCGGTATCGTAGCGTTTATGGTGACGTTTACCGGGCTATAAATACCGCTATATCCGTTGGGGATAATTTGGCCGGCGCTATTTGGTACGAAAAGTTCCGGGCCGTTTTCGCCGACGACGTAAGCCTTATTAGAAAATACGGGGCCGCCTGCGGCTCGGAAACCTCCAAAGATATTTTCGAGGGTGCCTCCGAGGAAACCTCCGGCGCCGCCTAAAAGTTTAAGTACATAACCTATTGCGCCTTTTATGGCGTCTACTAACCCTTTTATGAGGGTCTCTTGAATGAACGAAAGAATACCGTCTGCGATTGCTTTACCGATTGAGCGGGCAAGACTAAACGCCGGTAGCACTAAGTCCGCCACGGTTACGGGATTACTAAAGATACGGCCAAAAGCCGAGGGCAAAGTTCCGGAGATATACCGGATAATGCCGTCAATAAAGCCGCCGGCGAAAGCCTCGGCTACGTTGCTGCCCGAACGGTTAAGGCTTTGAGTGTTTCTGCCGTCGGTGCTTGCGCTGTCAATAGCGCCGACGACTTGCGTAAAACGCTCGAAAATTGACGGGATACCGTTTTCGGGGTCGCCGTAAATAACTTTCAGTAGCCACTCGCTAGCGTTGGAAACCCACTCGCGGAAGTCCGGTACGTTTTCGTTTACCCATGTTGCG